CGCCTATGGCTGAGTCCACTGCTGATCTGCAACCGTGGCCGCGCGTCGGGGAGACCTGGGCGCCGGCCTTACCCTGGCCCCGCGAGGAATGCCCCGCGGGCTTCTACACCCACGGCTACGTCTTGCCGCCGATCCACGTCTACACGCGGATCGGCGACGGCTGGCGCATCGCCGCCTCGGCCGCGCTCGCGCCCGTCGATGCGCGGGTGCTGGAACCCGGCCGGAGGCATCGCCGCCGCCCGCTCGGCACCGTTGTCGGCGCAGACGGAGGCTACGTGTTCATCATCCTGGACGGCGGCGAAGCTCGACTGCGGGTCCATCCGGGAGAGCTGCATGTTGTCGAGGAGGCGGCATGTCCGACGGCCTGAAGGTCATCGCCGAGGGTACACACCAGATGCGACTCTGGGAGGTCCGAAGGCACGGAAGGTCTTTGTTCTCATTCCGGATCATCGGGCCTGTGGAGGGCTCTGGGGGCGGCCCGATCCTGCTCCATGAATCGCAACCAACGTTCCGGTCCGAGGACGATGCCAGGTATGCCGGCTTGGCGTGGATCGAGGCTCATGAGCCGGCGCCGGCAGGGACAACGTACCCATTCGAGGTACAGTTGAAGCAACCCTCGCCGATCGCTGAGCCCGTGCACCGCGAGCTGTGCAGACGGAGCTTCGACCCCGTTCAGACCAAGCAAACCGAACTTCTTTGGTGAGGTATGAGCGCCGACGACTTCAGTGAATTTCTCCGATTTCACCATCCCAGCGTCGCGGTCGCTGATTGCGTCACCTCGAATGTTCCAGGATACTGGCATGTGAGTACACCATGTCCTGGGGGAGAGCCCGAACAGATCGGCCGCCTGCCCCCGGCCGATCGACTGCACGACACCCCCGAGGCGTGCGTCGCCGCGGCGTGGGCCCACTACCGGGCGAACGGGGGATCGACATGACGCGCTCGCACCACCTGCAACTCGGCGAGCGCCGGGCGGACGTGTACCTCGGCGACGCCGTCGAGGTGCTGTACAGCCTCCCCGCGGCCTCGGTCGACGTCGTGTTCGCGGATCCGCCATACTTCCTCAGTCGTGAGGGTGGCTCGACGTGCCGGGGAGGCAAGCGAGCTCAGGTACGAAAAGGCGCGTGGGACGTGCCGACCACACCCGAGCGCCAGCGGGCCTTCGATCTGCTGTGGCTCGGGGCGGTCGCTCGAGTGCTCAAGCCGACCGGATCGATCTGGGTGTCGGGCACGGCGCACTGCATCCACGACATCGACACGGCGGCGGTCGCCGGCCTCGGCTACCGCCGCATCAATGAGGTCGTGTGGGAGAAGCCGAACCCGCCGCCGAACCTCGGCCGGCGCTGCCTGACGCACTCGCACGAGACGCTGCTGTGGCTCGCGCCGCCGGGGCGCGGGCGGTACTACTTCGCCTACGACGAGCTGCGGGCCGAGAACGGCGGCAAGCAGCTCAAGACCGTCTGGCGCTTCACGGCGCCGGGCAAGGCGGAGAAGGCCCGCGGCGGCGGCCACCCGACGCAGAAGCCCGAGGCGCTCGTCGAGCGCTGCATCCGCACCGCCTGCCCGCCCGGCGGCCTGGTCCTCGACTGCTTCGGCGGGTCGGGAACCACTGGCGCCGCGGCGATCGGCTGCGGCCGTGACGCGGTCCTGATCGACCGCGACGAGACGTGGTTCGGGGTCATGCACCGGCGCCTCCTGGCGCTCGGAGGCGGGCGCGTCATGCCGGAGACGCCGCGGTCGCGGGCGGCGGCGGAGGGAGGTCTCTCATGCCATCTGTGATGGTCGTACTGATCGGATCTGTGATCGGATGTCTGATCGGAGGGGTGCTCGGCTACCTCGGCTACAAGGTCGGCCGCGCCGTCGAGTCGCGCATGTGGCTGCTCGCCGAGGTGATCTGGCTGCGCAAGGCCCCGCCCGGCGAGGCGCTCGTCGAGCGCGAGGCTGCCCTCGCGCACGTCGGACGCCTGCGCAACCGCGTGCCGCCCGAGATGCTCGGCAAGTGGCGCGAGGTCGGCGACGACGACCTGCCGCACGAGACCCCGGGGCCAACGCTGGTCGAGCTCTACGAGCGCAAGCGGGAGGCCGCCTGATGGCCGGGTCGGTGCATCGGCGCCCGGCAGAAGGAGTCGATCTGCTGCGACTGCGGCGACGGATACGCATTGGTGGGGCCCGCTCGACACCGAGCACATGTCCGCCTGAGCCCGCTTGCCGAGGCGGTGGTCGGCGCTACCTGACCGGCATGTCGACCGCCGCCCACTTCCTCGCCGCCATGACCGCGATCTCCTGGATCGGCTACCTCGTGTCCGCAGCCCCGCGCCTGTGCCGGGCCTGACGTGCTGATCTACCTGGATCCGCCATACCCGGCCGAGACCTCGCAGGGCACGCGCGAGGCCCTCTACCGCCACGAGATGATGACGCCCGAGGAACACGTTGAGCTGCTCGGCGAGGCTCTGCTGCATCCGGGCCCGATGCTGGTGAGCAGCTATCGCAACGACATCTACGACGCGCTGCTGCTCGGCTCCGGCTGGACCGTCGCCGAGAGGGCGGCGCGTGGCGAACACGGGGTCGAGCGCGTCGAGGCCCTGTACCTCAACCAGATCGCGCATGCCGAGCAGGCGCGCGTGTGGCAGCTCGAGCTGCTCGGGGCGCCGCGGTGATCGTCGAGCGGATCGCCCTGCCCCGCACCGCCGAGGGCAGGCTCGACGAGGCGGCCTGGCACGCGCTGCGCCGCGAGGACGTGACGGCTTCCGACGTCGGCGCGCTGTTCCGGGTCCACCAGCGGACGACGGCGCTCGGCCTCTACGCGGACAAGACGCAGGGGCCGGCGGGCGGCGACTCGCAGGCGGCCCGCCGCGGCCGGGTCCTCGAGCACTTCGTCGCCGCCGAGCTGGCGCTGCGCTGGGGAGACGCCGCCGAGGTCGAGAAGGCCGACGACTACCTGCGCGGGCGCGACCCCGCCGACGAGCACATGCGCGTCGGGGCGACGCCCGACTACTACGTCGAGCGCGAGGGCCGGCGGGGGACGCTCGAGATCAAGACCGTCAACGCGATCAAGTTCCGCCGGACCTGGATCGGCGCGCGCGGGCCCGAGCCGCCGCTCGACTACGTGTTCCAGGCTCGGACGCAGGCGATGCTGGCCGGCACCGACGAGGCGGTCCTCGCCGCGCTGGTCTGCGACGAGGCGGAGGAGATCCTCACCTGGACGATCGAGCGCGTGCCGCGAGTCGAGGAGGCGATCCGCCGGAGGGTGTCGATCTTCTGGCGGGCGGTCGCCGCCGGCACCTACCCGATGCTCGAGCTCGGGCGCGAGGCGGCGGCGTTCGACCGGCTGCCGAAGCGCTACGGCGCGGTGACGCCGATGCTCGGCGACCCGCGGGCGTCGGCGCTCGCGGCCCGCCACCAGGAACGCACGGCGCAGGTCGCCGAGGCGCAGCGCGAGTTGCGGGAGATCGAGGACGAGTTACGGGGCATGATGGCCGGCGCCGCCGCGGTCATCCTCCCCGACGCCCGGCGCGTGGTCGTCGGGCGCTACCCGGGCGGCAGGAGGCTCAAGGTATGGTGAGAGATCTGGTCCCACACACGCAGGCGGAATGCCTGGACGCCGCGCGCCGGCTGGTGCTCGCCGGGCTGGTCAGCGAGCAGGAGCGAAGCGAGGCGACCGAGCGCGCCCGCGCCTACGGCTGCGAGGTGCGCGAGGCGCTCGAGGCCGCGTTCTTCGCCCGCATCCTCGCCGGCGCGACTCGGGGGATCGACCCGGCGACGTCGCTGCGGCTGTTCGTGATCTACGGCGGCGCCCTCTCGATCGTCCGCGAGGGCCCGCTCGCGCTGGCCCGGCAGTCCGGGCAGCTCGACGCGATGATCGAGCGGGTGCTCGTGCTCGACGCCCTGCAGCGGCTCGAGGACGTCGAGATCGCCGTCGAGTGGGCCCGCGAGCGCGGCGAGGCCGGGCCCGAGCAACTCGGGAAGCGCCTCGCCGAGAAGGTCGCCGACCGCCTGCGGCAGCTCGGGATCGGGGGACGGGCGGACGGCGACGGCTACGAGGCCGCGGTGTGCTGCGTCTGCAGGGCCGGCGAGTGGCACGTCGAGATCCGCGACATCGACCACGCCCGCGAGGCCGGGCTGCTCGGGTCCGAGTGGTGGGCGACCCGGCGGATCGAGGCCCTCACCTACAGCGCCCGCCAGCCGCTTCTGCGGCAGGTGTTCGGCGACATCCTCGCGGGCCTGGCGACCGAGGACGAGATGCAGCGGACTCAGCCGCCGCCCGCCCCGGGGCGCGACGATCCGCCGGCGGACGACGACGAAGAGGGCTTGCGCGAGGGCATCCGCGCGGCATAGTGCGCCCCATGAACGACCGCGAGAAGCAGGAGGCGCAGGCGAGGGAGATCGAGCGCCTGCGCAAAGAGAACGAGCGCCTCCGCGGCGACAAGCAGCGTGAGGGCTCGCAGGACTGGATGAAGAAGCCCGGGCAGGCTGACGGGCCCGGCCGCGTACGGAGGTCAGGATGAGCGCGCTGTGGCACTCGCTCGAGCCCTGGGGCTTCCCGGGCTACGAGATCGACCGGGCCGGGAACGTCCGGCACGAGGGGCGCCTGCGGGCCCCGAACAGGCTCGGGGCCGTGGTCCTGGTCGACGCCGGCGGCGAGCGCCGCTGCAGGTCGGTCGGGAAGCTGGTCCGCGAGGTGTTCGGGGCCGACGCCCCGGGCGCCAGCTCGGACCCGGCGAAGCTCGACGAGGGCAAGGTCCGCGAGATCTTGGCCTCGGGCGAGTCGAACCTCGTCCTCGCGGCCCGCCTCGGGGTCAGCCCGTCGACCGTCAAGGCCGCGCGCGCGCGCCAGACCTGGCGCGGGGTGAAGGCCCGCCGGCCTCGCGAGCGCCCTCAGACCGACGCCGAGTCGCTCCGGGCGGCTTGACACGGCGCGCCGCGGGCGCTTTTCTCCGCGGCCGTGACGCGACTCCGCGCCGACAACATCGACAAGGTCCGCCGAGACGCCGCCGCCGACAAGGCGCGTGTCCGGCGGACCTACTCGATCAAGGTCGACGCGACCGAGGGCGCGAAGCAGCGGGCTGATGGGTCGTGGGAGTTCGACGGCGTCGCCACCCGCGGCGACGCGGTGTTCGACTACTCCTACGACATGGGCCGGACCTGGCGCGAGTACAGGCCGCCCGACGAGGTGTTCGCGCCGCTGTCGATCGACTCGCTGATCGGCGCTGCGATCACCGACGACCACCCCGCCGAGTTCGTCGACATCTTCAACGCGCGCGACCTCTCGCGCGGGCACGTGATCAACGCCTGGCGCGACGGCAACCTCATGCGCGTCCGGGTGCTGGTCCGCGACGCGGAGTTGCTGCGCAAGATCTTCGAGCTCGGCAAGGTCGAGCTCTCCTGTGGATACACCGCGCGCACCGAGGGACCGCCGGGGACGCACCCGGTCGAGGGGCCCTACGAGGCCACGCAGCGCGAGATCATCCACAACCATCTCGCCGTGGTCGACGCTGCCCGCGCTGGACCACAGGCGAGACTGGCGGTGCCGACGCTGCCGCAGGCCGCGGAGACCGGGGCAAACCCGGCCGCCGCGACCGGCGACAAGCGGGCCGCCAGTCCACCCCGGCGCGGGCAAAAGGACGCACCCGTGAACGAACTGATCGTCAACGGTACGAAGTACGCCGTCAGCGCGACGGCGGCCGAAGTGCCGGAGGCGCTCGCGATGCTGTGGGCTCAGATGGAGCAGCAGCTCGCCGAGGCCAACAAGAAGATCCAGGAGTTGCAGGCGGCCGCCGGGGGTGCGGCCACCACGCCCGCGACGCCTGCCGCCGACCCGAACGCCGCGGCCGCCCCCGCCGCCGAGACACCCGAGGATCCCGAGATGGAGATGGGCGACAAGAACAAGGGCGACAAGGCCAAGGGCGGCAAGCAGCCCGAGGCCGCCGCCGGCATGACCAAGGCGCAGATCGACGCGCTCGTGCAGGAGCGCGTCAAGTCGCAGGTCGACGCCGCGCTCAAGCAGCATGGCGACGCCGCGACCCGCCGCGCGCGGATCATCGGCGACGCCGGCCGCGTCCTGCCCAAGACCTACGAGTTCGAGGGCAAGTCGGACGCCGACGTGCTCGCCGACGCCGTGATCTCCTGCGACAAGAGCTACGAGGGCATCGCCCGCAAGCTGGCGAAGGACAACAACACCGAGCGCCTGCACGGGATCCTTATCGCCAAGATCGACGCGATCGAGAGCGCGATGAGCCGCGGCAACCTGCTCGCCTCGGGCGCGCTCGTCCGCGACGCGCAGAGCGACGACACCAAGAACTCCGCCGACGCCGCCCGCGATCGCATGCGCGACCGCAAGCTCGGCACCAAGACCTCCAACACGGCCGCGGGCGCGGCCGGGAACGGGAAGTGATCGGTCATGCTGCTCAACTACGCCGCACAGCAACCCCGGGGCTACGAGGGTCAGGTCGACGGCCCGATCTCGCACGAGGACACGTTCCCGCGCACCAACCCCGCCAAGGCCCAGAAGGGCACGATCACGATCGCCGGCACCGCCAGCGACGGCACCTACTCGGCGACCTTCGTCGACCCGGCTGATCCCGACGTCTCCTACGTCGGGACCTTCGAGCGCGCCAACAGCGAGACCAACAACCAGATCACGGCGGCCCTCGCCGCCGATCTGGTCAAGAAGCTGTTCCTCAAGGCGGACGTGACGGTGGCGACCAACGTCATCACCGTCGACATGAAGAACGCGGACATCACCTACAGCGTGTCCACGTCGGCCCCGGGCCTCGGCACCGCGACCTGGGCGCAGACCGTCGCGGCCGGCGGCAGCTACATCCCCTTCGGGCGGTTCGTCGCCGGCGGCGGGGACGGCGTCACCATGCGCCCCCTGCAGAGCGGGGACACCGTCGCCAACGTCGCCGGCGTGTCGATCCGCGAGCTGGCGGTCGAGACCCGCGGCAGCAACACCTCCGACGACGGCGTGCCCCCCGGCCGTGAGGGGGCCGTGCTCTCCAAGGGACCGATCCTCATGTACACCGAGGAGGCGGTCACGCCGGCCGACACCTGCTACGCGCGCATCATCGCCAGCGGCACGAACACCGAGATCGGCCGTGTCCGCAAGAGCGCGGACGGTGGCAACGCCGTCGACGTCTCCACCATCGCCCGTTTCGACGGGTCGGCCGCCGCCGGCTCGATCGTCCGGGTCCTCGTCAACCGCCCGCTGCCCCCGGCCTGACCGGGAGGAGTCACCACCCCACCATGAGCGCCAACCTCTTCGAGCAGATCAAGGGCGGTGCCGCCAGCCTGGGCGTCACCGCCGACAAGGCCCCGGACCTGTTCCGGCTCGCCAACACCCTCCACGACGACAAGCAGGGCCACACCATCAGCGACGGGATCCGTCGCGGCGTCGGCAAGGCCGCCACGGACCTCGCCCACGGCGACGCGAGCAACCTCCCGGTGTTCGCGCGCGAGCTCGAGTACGTCTACACCACCGTCTACGAGCAGGAGTTCGCCGAGCTCAAGATGGCGAACGGCGCGGTGATCCCGATCGACGAGTCGGTCGACAACGCCGCCGAGACGTTCACCTACTACACGCTGTCCGCCGCCGGCATCGCCAAGATGGGCAACACCTACGCGATGGGCGGCATCCCGCGCGTGTCGATCAGCGGCATCAAGACGACCGGCAACATCGCCGCGATCCTCAACTGCTTCGGCTACTCGGTCCAGGACATGCGGGCGATCGCCCGCACCGGCCGCAACCTCGACACGATGTACGCGACGGCGAGCCGCCGCGGGCACGAGGAGCTGTGGAACCGCGCCGGCCTGTGGGGCGACAAGTCGCACAAGCTGCACGGCCTGCTGACGCACCCGAACGTGCCGACGCAGTACGCGCCGGTGGGCGTCGGCGGCGACACCAAGTTCAGCGGCAAGTCGTTCGACGAGGTGTTCGCCGACTTCGTCGCGCTGATCGAGGGCGTCGCCGAGCGCACCTACGGCAAGGAGCGCGTCACCCACGTGTTCTACCCGCGCGAGGTGAACCGGGTCCTGCTGACCCTGCGCGTCCCGGGGCAGACGACCACGCTCAAGCAGCACCTCGCCGAGAACTACCCCGACGTCGTGTTCGACGTGCTCGACGAGCTCGGGGCCAGCCACCCGCTGAACCCGACCGGCGTCGGCATCATGGTCGCGCTGCGGCAGGACCGCGACGCGGCCGCGCTCGTCATCCCGCAGATGTACGAGATGTTCGAGCCGCGCTGGTTCGGCCTCGAGTGGCTCACGATCGCCCACAGCCGGATCGGCGGGGTCAAGATCCCGCGGCCGTACTCGATCTCGATCATGGCCGCGATCTCCTGATCAGCGGTCGCAAGGCCCCGGGCGCGATGCCCGGGGCCTTGACACAGGCATAACCCTTGATCCATCAGCCGGGCCCATGAGCGACATCGAGATCATCGTCAACTACACGCAGCACGAGGTCGGAGTTCCCTTCGGCGAGTACAGCCGTGTCCTTGCCCCGGGGAAGGGAGAGGGCGGAAAGCCCGGCGCCGGCGTCCCGTCCAAGACCCCCGACGTGCTGCGCATCATGCCCGGAATCAACCTGCCGACCGTCTCGGGCGTCGTCGGCCAGGCCAGGCGCGAGCTCAAGTCCGACGAGGTCGGCAAGGTGATGGCGCATCCGCAGATGGAGCGCCTCACCTCGCGGGGCGTCCTCGGGGCGTTCAAGAAGCTGTCCGAGGTCCCGGTCGGGGCACGGATCGAGATCGCCAAGAACTCGGCCGACGTCGCCGCGCTCAAGGCGTGGGAGGGGCGGGAGAGCGACCCCAAGGTCAAGCACGCGATCGCCGAGCAGATCAAGTCGATCGCCGAGACCTTCGGCGAGGCCGGCGACTACCGCAACGTCGAGCAGATCCCGACCTACACCGGCGCCGACGCGACGATCTGATCATGGCCTTCGCCACCGACGAGTTGCTCCTCAGCCTCGCACCCGGGCTGGCCAAGCCCGGGATCGTCGAGTTCTGGGTGAGCGCCGCGGCGGACACGACCTACAAGATCGCCATCGCCGCGGAGCAATACAGCTACGCGGCAGTCGGCAAGACGGTCGGCGAGATCCGCGACGAGCTGTTCGGCGAGATCGTCGCCCCCGACATCGCGCCCATCGTCGCCGCGCCGAAGGCCGAGGACCGGATCAAGGTGACGGGTACGCCTGGCGATCCGTTCGAGTTCTGGGCGCTGCCGTTCGACAAGATCAAAGCGATCGAGGTGCAGAAGGCGAGCGGACCGTCGACGGCGCGGCGGCTCCTGATCCTCGAGGCGACCTCGCTGCTCGTCCCCGCGGACGTGTGGGGGAAAAAGCAGGTCTGGGGCCACGCGTACCTGACGCTGTTCTTCCTCAAGAAGATGGAGAACATCGAGTCGAACGGAACAGACGGCCAGGCGTCGTCGCTGGCGCTCGGCCCGGCCTCGCTGTCGCTGACGACGCCGGCCGAGGCCGACCTGCTCGCCGATCCGAGCGGCTACGGGTCGCTCTACCTCACCTACTACAACAGCCTCGTCGCGGGGCCGATCTGGTCGTGAGCTTCGAGATCAAGGACATCGACCGCACCGCGGGCCTGATCGCCGAGTTGACCGTGCTCAACGCAGCGACGGTCAAGGTCGGCGTCCTGGGCGACTCGCCGAAGAACGCCCGCCACGGCGAGGAGGGGCACGCGACCAACGCCCTGATCGCGGCCGCCCACGAGCTCGGCACCGACGACATCCCGCGTCGCCCGTTCCTCGCTCCGGCGATGGACAAGGGCGCCAAGAAGATCACCGACGCCCAGGCCGAGATGATCGGCAAGGTGCTCGACGGGTCGATGCCGGCCGAGCAGGCGCTCGGCCTCTTGGGGGAGCTCGGGGTGTCGCTGGTCAAGGCCGAGATCCGTCTCGGGCCGCCGCCGCCGCTGAACCCCGCGACGGCCAAGGCCAAGGGCAGTTCGCACACGCTGATCAACAGCGGGCAGATGCTCGCCAGCGTGACCTACAAGGTCGTGCGGATCGGGGGTGGCGGTGGTTGATCTGCGCCAGCTCGCCGAGAAGGTCGTGCGCAAGTTCGCCGACGATCCGCTGTCGGGCGAGGTGTGGACCCGCGAGCGCGTGGGCACGTCGACGACGCTGCCGAGCGGATCGATCGCGTCAGCGCTCGCCGACAAGTTCGAGTTCCGCTGCTTCGTCAACCCGCTCGGAGGTCGGCAGGCGGTCAAGGGCGAGCCGGACGGCGAGAAGCAGGACGAGACGGTGACGCTCTACGGCTGCACGCTGCAGCAGGTCAACGGGCTCGCCTTCCCGATCGACTTCATCCCGGCCGACGACGAGGCGAACCGCCGAGGCGACGTCGTGCGCCGCCCGGACGGGCGCGCCTACGAGGTCATCGCGTCGATCTCATGGGCGGCCGGCGAGTTCTGGGAGATCAGCGCAAGGCGGGTGACAGGTGGCTGAACCATTCCCGGACTGGCCGGAGACCCGGACCGCGCTGCGGACCTATCTGCTCGCCGCATCAGGCGCGGAGAAGGTCTACCGCGCGCTGCAGAACGCCCCCGACCAGCGGGCAAGCCCGGGCGCCGCCTCGCTGCGCTTCTGGTCGCCGGGTGGTTTTTCGCATCCGTCGAGCTTCCGCCACCGGACCCGGGTCAAGGTGCGGCAGCGCTGGATCTACAAGGTCGAGGCGGCCGCCGCTGGCGAGGTCTACACCGCCACCCTCAAGGGCGTCGCCTACCCCTACACCGCGCAGCCGGCCGACACCGTCACCGCGATCCGCGACGGGCTGTCGGCCGCGATCGGTGCCGCCGCCACGCGCACGCCGATCGGCACCGACGAGCTGCAGGTCGAGGCGCTCATCGCCGGCGACCATCTCGCCGCTCAGGCCGACCCCGAGCAACTCACCGTCCGGCAGACCCGCAAGGGCGGCCTCGAGACCCGCTGGTCGCCCTGTGAGTTGGTCGTCGAGCTCGAGGCGCGCGTCGACCTGCCGCCGGCCGACCCCGACAGCGTCAAACCGGCGATGTACTACATCGAGCGCGCGTGCGCGGGCTTCCACGAGCCGGCCGGGCCCTACACGAGCTTGCACGCGGCGGGGCTGGCCTTCCTGCGCTACGCCGCGCAGCCGCTCGATCTGTCGGGGCTCGACAGGTCGAGCATCATCTCGCGGGCTCGGGTCGACGTGGTATTCAGCGTCGACGCCGGGGCTCGCAGCGAGTTCGATCTCGTCAAGGAGTACGAGACCCCCGAGTCAGGAGTGCAACCGCCGTGACAAGCCCCGTCGTCGTCAACGTCGTCAACCAGTCCTACACCACCGAGCTCGAGTTCTTCGGCGTGCCGCTCATCGTTGGCACCGTCAGCGGCGACGTCGCCGCGCTGATGACCGAGCGGGCGTTCACGGTGACGCCGAACAACTACAAGACCGCGCTCGCGGCCAAGGGCTTCACGAGCTCCGACGCGCACTGGAAGCACTGCGCGGCGATCTTCGCGCAGACCGACGCGGCTTCGCCGGTGACGTCGGTCGTGATCGGTCGCCGGGCGACGCCGGTCGCCAAGGTCATCACGATCACGGTCGGCGGCAACACGGACGGCAACTACTCGATCCAGGTCAACGCCGATACGCCGACCGTCTACGCCGCCGCCGGCAAGACGCAGACCCAGATCCGGAACGAGCTGCTCGCCCTGTTCGTCGGCAACGCGACCGTCACCGGGGCATCGGTCGGCGGCAACCAGCTCACCCTGACGGCGAATGCGGCCGGTCTCGACTTCGACGTCACGCTCGCCTCGCCCGGCGACGCGATGACCAAGGCCGTCACCACCCCCAACACGGGCATCTACGAGGACCTCGACGCGATCAAGGCCGAGGACTTCTCCTGGTTCGGGATCCTCGAGACCGCGCACAGCAAGGCGGCGATCCTCGACGGGGCGCGCTGGGCGTCCGAGTATCCGGTCAAGTTCTTCGCCGAGATCAACGATTCGGCGGTCAAGAGCAACGCGGCCGGCAACGTCGCCGCGGCCCTCAAGGCGAAGGCGTACAAGAACACCAGCCTGCGCTACCACCACACCGGCAACGAGCTCTACACGGCGGCCCTGGTCGGCCGGTGTCTCGGCTACGACGTCGGGCGGATCCAGTGGTCTCACCGGCGGCTCGTCGGCATCACGGCCAAGAACTACGGGGCCGAGGCCGGCGTCGTCGAGGCGCTCGAGCTCAACTACGTCGGGCGCTACGACACCGAGGGGCGCGGACGCTCGCTCTACAACTACACCTGCGACGGCGGGTTCATCGAGATGGAGATCGGGCGGTGGGTTTGCCGGGCTCGCGTGCAGGATCGCCTGCTGACCCGCCTCGCCGAGAACGACATCACCGCCTACACGACCGAGGAAGGCGTCGCCTCGGGCGCGGCCTGGATCCGCGAGGCGCTGAACGAACTCGCCACCGGCGGCGGGACCGGGTTCCTGCGCCGCGAGACGATCGAGATCACGAGCGTGCCGATCGAGGAGCAGCCGGACGCCAACGTGTCCAAGCTCAAGATCGGCGGCTACGTCTGGCGCGCCAAGTGCCGCGTCGGCGTGAACGAGATCGAAGTCACCGGCTACAACTCGATCTGATAGGGGGCCCAGAACATGAGCGCTACAGTCTCCAACCGGGTAAAGCAGTTCCTCATCAACGGCGTGCCGGTGAGCGTGGTCGGCGGCCTGCAGGGCGGCGACGCTGTCGTGATGGCCCCGCAGGGGCAGGTCGCGGTCGGCGTGCGCGGCCTCTACGGCGACGGCGTCCACGTCTATCTCGAGAGCGACGGGCACTGGATCGTCGACGTCAACTGCTTCGAGACCAGCGAGGCGAACAGCGTCCTCGACGTGGCGAACACGACGCGCAAGAAGCTGGCGATCGAGTTCAGCGACGGCGAGAAGACGGTGCGCTCGGGCACCGCGACGGTGATCCAGCTCCCGACCCTCAAGATCTCTGAATCGGTCGTGATCCACGTCTGGCGCCTCGAGAGCTTCAACTTCAAGGGCACCATCTCGGGCAAGTCGGTGACGTGATGGGCGGGCTGTTCTCCTGGCTCGAGCGCGCCCAAGACGGCGCGGGCGCCTTGCCGAAGTTTGGGAAGGACGAGTCGCCGATGGTCATGCGTCGGTGGTCGCGCTCGGGTCGCTACGCGATCCGGGCGCTCGGCCCGTTCGACGCGCTCGAGCTGCGGTTCAGGCTCGCGTCGATGCTCGGCCGCGAGCTGCTCGCAGCGCTGTGGGACATCGCCGTGCTCATCGCGGGCACGGAGGTCGGCACCGTCAACTACCGCAAGATCTACGCCGCGCTGCGCCGCTACACCGCGCAGAGTCCCAACGGCCTGCCCGACCGCAAGGCCGTTCAGGAGGCCGCCGGCGAGCTCTACGCCGAGGCGATCAAGCGGCTGCACGGCGTCATGCCGAACGAGCGCGAGGTCGACCTGTCCGCGGTGATGACCGCGGCGCGGCCGTACTTCGAGATCGTCGGGCCTGCGCTCGGAGCGATCGAGCCCTCGGCGGCGATGGAGATCGCCGAGTTCATGCTGATCGTCCGGCGCGAGGGGGGATCGGGCCTCTACATCGGCGGCGATCCGGTCAAGACGATGGACGCGGCCAACAACCTCGTGCCGCACGAGGACGTCTGGCCGATCGTGTTCTGGGCGTTGCTGTTCAACCTGCGCCCTTTTATGCCCGCCGCGAGTACAGCCCAGCCCCGCGGCCGGTAGCAACAGGAAGGCGCCCGGCCCCGTGGGGGCCCAACACCGGCCCGACCTGGCCGGCGCACCGCCTGATCTACGAACACGGGTTCACGCCTGAGCAGGTGCGCGCGATGACGACCCGCGAGGTCCTCGACGCGAACGAGGCGATCGACGTGATGTACGACGTGCTACACCCGCCCGAGGAGCCGAAAGCCCAGGCCACGCCGGGGAGGACGCCGCCGCCATGAGCTTTATCCGCGAGCTCGCCGCCAAGCTGGGATTCCAGGTCGATCTGGACCCGCTGCTGCGCTTCAACGACGAGGTCGACGACAGCAAGTCGGGCCTCGAGTCGATGAAAGAGCGCGTGGCGGGGGTCATGGACCAGCTCGCCAAGCTGAACCAGGTGTGGGAGCTGACCTCGAAGGTCGCCAGCACCGCCTGGGGCGTGCTCAAGGACTTCACCGTCGCCGCCGCCGAGCAGGGCGCCAAGATCGCCGACACCAGCGCGCAGCTCGGGATCAACAGCACCGCCCTGCAACGGCTGCAGTACGCGGCCGAGGCGACCGGCAGCAGCGCCGACACGATGAACAAGGCGCTGCTCGAGCAGGAGAAGCTCATCCGCGAGTCGGCCAAGGGCGCGACACCGTTCTCGGACGCGCTCAAGCAGATCGGCCTGCGCGTCGAGGACCTCAAGAACATGTCGCCCGAGGAGCGGTTCGGGAGGATCGGCGACGCGCTCTACAGCGTCCGCGACCAAGGCGAGCGCGCCGCGATCAGCCTCGCGCTGTTCGGCGGCGAGGGGTCCAAGATCCTGCCGCTGGCGCTCGAGGGCAGCGCGGGGATCAAGGCCCTCGGCGACGAGGCCGAGCGCCTCGGCATGGTGCTTGGCGAGGACGTGGTCGAGGCCGGGGCCGACTTCGATCAGTCGGTCAAGCAGATGCAAGGGATGGTCCAGGGGATCAAGAACGACATCGGCGCCGCGCTGATGCCGACGATCACCAGCCTGGTCAAAGAGGTCGGAGCCTGGATCAAGGAAAACAAGGAGCTGATCCGCGAGAACGTCAAGGGCTTCATCGCGGGGTTGATCGAGGCCGGCAAGACGCTGGCGCCGATCATCACCACCGCCGCGAGCGCGGCCGCCGGCCTCGTCAACGCACTCGGGGGGATCGGCAACGTCACCGCGCCGGCGATCGCCGGCCTGGGCGCTCTGAAGATCGCCACCCTCGCCGCCGCCGGGCCGTGGGGCATCCTCGCCGGTGCCGCCGTCGCCGCCGGCGTCGCCATCGTCGGGGCGATGACCAAGAGCGAGAAGAAGATCGGCGACGTCGAGCGCGCCTCGGCCCGTCTCGCCAAGACCCTCGACTTCGAGAAGGGCCTCGAGGGCAAGACCACCGCCGACCTCAAGAAGTTGAAGGACGAGCTCGCGCGCGAAAAGTCGCAGAACCGCTTTGTCCGCGAGAACGTCGTCGGCCTGACCCCCAAGCAGATCATGGCGCTAAACGAGGAGCGCAAGCTCGACGTCGAGAACATCGACGAGCGCGAGGCCAAGCTCGACGCGGCGATCAAGGCCGCCGAGGAGGCCGAAGCCGAGGAGGCCAAGATCCGCGCCGCCGAGGAGGCCAAGAAGCAGGCGGACGCCGACGCCAAGCTCGAAGAGGACAACCAGGCGATCGCCGACAAGGTCGAGTACGACTACCTGCGCGGCAAGAAGGGTAAGACCAAGGAGCAGAAGGCGCGCATGGCCGAGCTGCAGAAGAAGCTCGGCATCAGCCCGAAGGCCGCCGGCAAGAAAGAGGACAAGAAGACGGCCGACGAGCTCGTGCTCGCGGCGTCGGGGCGGTCGGCTGGCGGGGTTCTCGGGGCGACCAGCGCGCCGGGCCTGGGGACGACGGTGAACAACGTCGCCATCGACTACGCGCAGGACAACAAGTTCACTTTCACGTTGCCTTACACCGCGCAGCGATCGCCGCAGGACTTCGCGCGCGACGCCGGCCTGATGATCGCGGACAAGCTGACCGAGCAAAACGAGCAGCTCGCCGCCTACCTCAACGCGGGCAAGCCGCTCGGGGGCTGACATGCTGATCCGCTCCAAGACCTCCATCGGCGACATCACGATCGACGCGACGCTCCGGATCTCGCACCGCGTCGTCGCCGAAGTGACGCAGCAACCGATCGAGGAGGGCGCCGACATCGCCGACCACATGCGGCTGATGCCGCAGGGGCTCGAGATCGTCGGCATCATCGTCCCCGACGACCCGTCGATCATCGCCCGCGGAGGCACCTTCGGAGAGAACGCCGAGGCGACCTTGCGCAACCTGTTCCGCGTCCCCGGCCTTGCCAGCGAGGCCCGCGACGTCGAGGCGTGGCAGAACCTCAAGGCGCTCATCCGGGCGCGCAAGCGGCTCGAGATCGTCACCCGCTACGACACCTACTTCATCCTGCCGATCGAGCTGATCGCCGACGAGGACGCCGGGTTTGGGACCGCCCTGCAGTTCACCATGCGGTTCCTCGAGGTCGAGATCGGGTCGGTACGGTCGCTCGACAACATCGACGACGCCCTCAAGGACACGGTCGGCGGCAAGGTCGGCGGCGACAACCTCGGGCAGCAGACGCTCGGCGGCGAGGAAGAGATCCAGGCGGGCAAGCAGACCAAGCCCAAGCCGAAGGTCGTCAACAGCTTCAACACGGTCTACCAGGGGGCGTGAGCGATGGCGTTCAAGGCGAGGCCGATCCCGGGACCTGAGCAGGCGAGCCGCGGCGAGTTCACGATCGTCGTCGAGCTGGGTACGCCTGGGGCCTCGGGTCTGCCCTACAAGATCGTCTGCCGCTGGAACGTGCGCGAGGCGTTCTGGATGGCGAGCATGTACGACGCGAGCGACCGCGCGATCGTCCGCGACATCGCCGTCCGCTGCGACGAGGACGTGCTCGAGAACGTGATCCGCCCCTACACCCCGCCGGGCGCCGTCGTCTGCCGCGACGTCACCGGAGGCGACCGCGACCCCGACCGGCAGGGGTGGACCAAGGGGATCCGGCTGCTCTACGAGTACGAGGTCGCCTGATGCCCGCGCCGCCCGTCCTCAGCCCGCAGTGGATCCGGTGTAGCCGCCTCGAGGCGCTGCCCGCGAACGGCGGCGCGATCACGACCGAGAACCTCACCGGACGCGCCGGCGTCAGGATCGCGTTCGACATCGTCCGGGAGATCTCAGGCGAGCCGAACCAGGCGACGATCACCGTCTACAACCTCGCCCGTGACACCAGGGCGCGCCTTGAGGGGCTGCGCGGGCTGCTCGCCCCCGTGCCGGTCAAATGGAGCCTGGGCGGCCTCCTGGCGAGCGACGAGTCGCGCGGGTACACCGGCCCGGACGCCATCACCGCCGAGAAGGACCCGCCGCCCGGGACCGAGCTGCCCACGAGCGCGCCGGCGGCCTCCAAGCTGTTCGGCTACGCCTACGTGCGCTTCTACGCCGGCTACGGCGGCAAGGTCGGGCAGATCTGCGAGGGGACGATGCTGGTGCCGCGGTCGACGCGGGTCGACGCGACGACCTGGGCGACGGTCCTCAAGATCGGCGACGGCGCCCTCGGGGCGGCAAAGGCCCAGGCGAATCTGTCATTTCCGGTCGGCACGGAGATCCTCACGGTGCTGCGGCACCTGCTGCGGCTGCTCGGCGTCGGATCCGGCAACCTGTCGGCGGAGACGTGGGCGCGCGTGCTCGGGCAGGGGATCAAGCGGTCCTCCAACCCCTACGTCGTCAGCTCCAAGCTCGCCTGGCCGTACACCCCGAGCGGGTCGAGCGCGTGGCGCGATCTCGAGACGCTGCTCCGGCTGTCGAACGTCGGGTGGGTGATCGACATGGGGCAGTTCTATCTGCTCGAGGCGGACGGCTACCTGCTCGGCGAGGTTGTCGACCTCGGCCGGCCGCTCAAGGTCGAGGACCTCGGGGGCGCGAGTTGGCGCGGGACGTTCTTGCTCAACAAGTCGGTGCGGCCGGGGATCCGCGTCACCCTCGACAAGACCGGGTTCGCGGGGCCATACATCGCCAGGCGCGTGCAGCACACCGGCGACACCCACGGCGGCGCGTTTCACTCGATCGTCGACTTCGTCCCGATCGATCCCCTCGGCCTCGGCCTGGACTTCCTGTGACCGAAAAGACCCTCGTCAAGAACGTCAAGACGCTCGAGGACCGGATCGCCGAGTCGATCCGCGGCCCGGCGATCGCGTTCTTGACGAAGGTCGCGGCGCCGTTCGTCAGGGGCACGCAGCAGCCGGTCGTGCGTCACCGGGCGCCGGACGGGCAGACCGTCGATCAGTCGCCGACCCCCGACGCGCCGGTGATGGTGCTCGGCGGCGGAGGGTTCGAGCTCGCCACCTGCTTCGACGCGGGGGATCCGGTGCTGTCGGTCCCGCTCGAGCGCGACCACACCAACTACCTGACGAGCGGCAAGGTCAGCGACCCAGCATCGCCGCGCCGGCATGACCGCGGCCTCGCCATCGCCCTCCCGTTCAGCGTCCGCAAGACGACCGCCGCCGGACCCGGCGAGATGTTCCTCGGGCACACGAAGGCGGGTCCGTCGTCGATCCTCGAGATTTCGCTCCGGTTCAAGCGCCTCGAGGCCAAGCTCGAGATCCGCGCAGACGGCGGGATCAAGATCGGCATCAACGCGACCCGCGGCGCCGCCCGCCTCAACGACACGGTGAACCGATCGGCCCTGATGGGCACGTGGATGTCGCAGGTGACGGCCGGCCTCAACGGGCTTGCCCCTGGGTCGGTGACGCCCTACGTCGGCAACACGATCGGATCGATCAGCTCGGCGAGCAGCATCGTGGAGGTCGAATGAGCCAGCTCAAGCTGTCGGGGGGAGACCTCGACGTCACGAACGGTCAACTCTCCGAGGTCTCGGGCATCGACGAGATCCGGCAGCACCTCGAGACGCGCCTCAAGACCTGGCGAGGCGAGCGCTTCTACGACGCGACCGGAGGCGTCGACTACGGCGAGGTCGTGTTCCCGGCCGAGGACCGCGACGCCGTCCTCGGCGAGCTGCGGCGCGAGGCCCTCGGCACGCCAGGCGTGACCGACGCGACCCTCGTCATCACCAGCGACGAGCCGGCCAAGCTCAAGGTGCGCGGGACCTTCATCGCGTCGCTGACCGAGCTCGACGACTTGATCCGCGCGGAGTTCGGCCCGATCGAGATCGGCCAGGAGGCTTGAGCACATGGCGACCCCACCGACCTACGGACTGACCAACGAGGCCTACATCGCGCCGACGCAGGAGAAGATCCGCGCCTGGCTCGCGTCCGAGTGGAAGGAGCTTTTTGGGGCAAACAGCACCGTCGAGGCGTCGAGCATCAACGGCAAGCTGATCGACTTCGCCACGCGGATCGCGGTGACGTACTTCGAGGGTGGTGCCGGAGCGGCGAACGCCGGGTGGTTCGCCGCCGCGCCGGGCGTCGCGCTCGAGAAGATCCTGAGCCTGTTCGCCTTCCCGCGGCTGGCGGCCTCGTCGTCGACGGTGTCGGCGGTGCTCTACGGGACCGACGCGACGATCGTCAACGCCGGGGCGATCGCGTCGGTCGAGGTCAGCAAGGACAAGTTCCTGACGACCGCAGGCGTCACCATCGGCGACGACGACAGCATTTATGTCGTCCGGATCGGCGATGGGATCAGCCCCGGAGACGCCCCGTCCGTCACGATCGCCGGCACGCCCTACAGCTACGTCGCCGGCCTGGTCGACACCAAGACCGACATCGCCCTCGGGATCAAGGCGGCGATCGAGCTCGGCGGCGTGCAGGTGGCGGTGTTTCAGCCGGGCGACGACCCCAACGGCGATGCCATACTCGTGATCGAGGACAACGGCCTCGGCCCCTTCACGCTGTTGGCGTCGAACGGCGGCGGGTCGGGAGACGTCGAGGCGTACAGCGCGAAGCGGGTTGACTGCGTCGCCGAGCAGACGGGCCCGCGGACGGCCTTCGCCGGCACCCTCAACGTCATCGAGACGCAGGTGACGGGGTGGGACGGCGTCACGAACACCAGCGACGCCGACCTCGGGCGCAACGCCGAGACGGACGCGGCCTACCGCGCCCGCCACCGGGACCAGCTTCAGTCCAAGGGGTCCGCCTCGGCCCAGGCGATCCGAGACGCGATCGCGCAGATCGACGGCGTCACCTACGTCGCGGTGCGCGAGAACCCCGACGACGTCGTCGACGGCGAGGGTCTGCCGCCGCACTCGATCCGGGTGACGGTGCTTGGCGGCGACTCGGTCGCCATCTGCGAGACCATCTACAAAAAGAAGGCCGCGGGCATCAAGACCTACGGCGCCTTCAACGAGGTGATCGAGGACGGCGAGGGCAACCTGATCACGATCTACTACCAGCGGCCGACCAGCCTCTACATGTGGATCAGGATCGACGTCACCTCTGGCGAAAAGTACCCGAGCAGCGGCGATCCGCTGGCGACGATCGCCGCCGCGGTCGCGCTGTGGGGCGACCTCAACATCTCGATCGGGGACGACGTCGAGCGCTTCGCCCTCGGCACGCCGATCAACACCGTACCGGGCATCAAGTCGGCGACGATCACCCTGGGCTACACGCTCAACGAACTCGATCCTCAGCCGCCCCTGGTCGCCGCAGATCTCGTCGTCGCCAGCACAGAGCTGCCGCTGTTCGACAGTAGCCGGATCATCGTGAACCTCGTATGACGATCCCGTACGATCACACCGCGATCCTCGAGGACATCTGGACGCAGTTCCAGAACAGTCCGAACGTCCGCGCGATCCTCGAAAAGTTCTTCGTCGCGCCCGCCAACCAGGGCGAGGACCTGCTCGAGCTGGCGACCAAGCACAACGTCGTCGACGGCTTCGGCCTCATGCTCGACGACATCGGGGCGATGCTCGACGTGACGCGCGAAAAGCTCGGCGGCCTCAGCGACGCCGACTACATCATCGCGCTCATCGTCCGGGCCCGATCGTCGATCAGCGCCGGCACGCTTGAAGACTTCGCGCAGCTCTTGAGGGCGATCCTCGCCAGCCACCCGCCGATCCCGATCGTCGAGTGGTTCCCGGCGGCCGTGCGCGTGTACCTGATCGGCATCACCCCGAGCCAGGGAACGCTGCTCGAGGTGCTCCTGAAGGGCGTGCTGCCGGCCGCGGGGGTCAACACGGTCCTGTCCGTCCACGACGACACCTGCATCAGCTTCAACAGCTCACACGGCCCGGTGACACAGACCGGGTGGTTTGGCAGCAGCCACGGCCCCGCGACGCTCGAGGCCGGCTGGTGCCACGCGATCAAGCTCTAACCCCAGGAGGAACCCGACATGTCCAAGCCGATCGTCGCGCCCGTCGAGTGGGCCACCAACCTCGTTCACCTCGTCGGCGACTACCCGGGCAGCAACACGAAGGTGTCGCCTGGCGCCGGCGTCGTCGCGGCGGGCCTCATCCCCGGCGACATCTTCGCGCCCACCGCCGAGGAGCTCAACGACGTCTGGAACCTGTGGACGCGCTATCTGATCTGGGTCTCGGACGGCACGAGCAACCCGATCGGCGACCCGTCGATCGTCGAGCGCGACGCGAACGGGGTGGTGTACGCGCAACAGTTCGAGGGCTACCCAGACGCCGGAGGGATCGACCTCTACGGCGTACGAGGCCGCTCCTTCGGCAACAACGCCGGGGTGCTGGGGCAGTCGGGCGCGAGCAGCCACGCCGGCGTCAGGGGCGAGAACACGGGCCTCGGGCCGGGCGGCCGGTTCGACGCCGGCGGCAACAGCGACGGGAGCTGGAACTACGGCAGCGGATCCGGATCGGGGGCGCGCGGGTTCGGCGGCACCACAGGCCCCGGGGTGCGGGGGCTCGGCGGATCCGGCGGCGGGCCCGGCGGGCGGTTTGTCGGTCAGAGCGGGCTCGCCGACATCGAGCTCTCGCCGAACGCGACCAACTACGGGATCCAGCTCACCCCCGGGGCGACCTGCACGGGCGGGATCTACATCCTCGGCAACGGGCAAGACGGCATCATCCTGTACCCGAGCGCGGCCAACCGAGGGATCTTCATCTCCGGCTCGCAAAACGTCGGCGTCGCCGCGGCGTTCGTACAGCAGACGGGCGCGGGCGACGGCCTGCAGATCACGGCAGCCGGCCTCGGCGACGGGCACATGCTGCGGTTGACCCCGAAGGTCAACGCCTCACAGCGGGCGCCGCTGGTGCTCGACGGATCGAACGGTGGGCCCTCGAACATCGTCGCAGGCGGATTCGGCTACGACCGCAACGCCGAGCGCTTCTACTGCGAGCGCAAGAACACTCCCGAGCGTCATTACCTGTGGGACGGGCCAAGCGGGCTCAAGCCGGCGCTCTACAACGTCACCACGCAGGTCACAAACGCGAACGCGGGCGTGCCGACGACCGCGATCACCAAGGCGATCAACCTCGGGGCGAACGAGTCGGCCTGGGTCGTCTGCCGCATGGATCTCGGCTGGACCGGCGTGGCCGGCGACGTGACGGTGACGGTCGCCTTCGACGGCGTGCAGCAATACCAGCGCGACATCTACATCTCAGGCGGCGCGAGCGACAACGATCTCGTGAAGGCCGTCTGGACCTGGCAGGGCAGGGCGACGGCCGTGACGACCGTGACGGTGACGATCGCGCGCATCGCCGCAAACACCGTCTGGGCGCGCTTCAGAAGCCTTGTCGCGCTCGAGACGATCCGCAACGGAGATTGGATCTGATCATGCTGCAGTTCACCTTCACTCGACAGGCCATCATCGACTCGGTCGCCATGGTCCACCCCGAGGACAGCTACGCCGGCGAGGAGTACGCGGAGATCGCTTCCGTGCAGGCGGCCCGCTTCATCGGCAAGCACTTCGCCGAGAAGTGGCAGACGGGGGGTGTGGACCTCTCCGATCCCGGACAGGTGTACGCAGCCGCGCAGGCCGAGATCGCGGCGATCAGTCCGTGTCCAAACGAGGGCTGCGGCTCAAATCGCGTGGTTTTGACAACATGTCCGAACAACCTCATGCCGTTCGGCGACTTCGCGGCGCCGGGGTCGTTCTGCCGCAACTGCGACGTGCCGCATCAGTGATCGCGTGGGCGGCGCCGGGTCACTGATGATCAGAGAACTCGAACGCGGGCCTTGTCCCGGCGGGCGAGGAGATCAGGATAGGGCCTATGCGCAAGACCGCTCGAACCATCGCCATCACTCTCGCCGGCCTCGCGGCCATCACTTGCTCGGTCGGCTGCGACCCGTACATGCCTTGCGCGGATCCGAAAGACCCGTGCCCGATGGCGTACGAGTGGAAGGAGTACGGGCAGCCGAAGAAGCCGTGGATCTGCGACGCACCCTCGGCGGAGGGCGGGCAGGGCACGATGCTCTGCACGCAGTCGTGCAGCGTCCACGCCGACTGTGCCGGATCGCCGGACCCCGCGGTCAACGCGGTCGCCAGATGCGACCAGGGCGTCTGCATGCTCGGCTGCCGGCCCGGGTGGACGTGCCCCGAGGGCACCGGTTGCGAGCCGAACGACAAGGCCAGCATCAAGGCGACCGGATACTACGGGCGCTGCTCGCAGGTGTTCGAGGGCGAGCCTGCGCCCGAACACGAGGGCGACCTCGCCTCTCCGGGCTAAAACCGCGCCAGCCACACCGCCGCGGCTAGGACGAGCCACGGGAAGATCGCCAGCCCCACGGCGATCCCCGTGGCGTAGTCGTTCCAGGCGCAGGGCGCAGCGTGGCGCTCGAGGTCAGGCAGCGGGCGGAACACCGGGTCAACCTAGCACGGAAAAAACGCGGTTGACCTGGAAAAGTGGATAGCTATTATGCCGCGCATGAGCTCGCCGATCTTGCCCGATGGGTGGCACCGCTCGCCGAACGAGGTCCGCCGCGACGACCGGCCCATGTGGGCGCTGATGTGCGCCGGCGAGCCGGCTGCGCTGGTCGAGCGCCGGGCCGAGGGCTGGCACGTGTCGGCCGCGACGACCGACCTGCGCGGGCACGCGGTCGTCGACACCTTCGAGGCCGGGCGCGCCGCGGCCGAGCTGGCGCTGCGCGAGGGCATGGCGTCGGAGGTCTGGGCGCGCGAGTTGGCGGTGCGCTGGTCCGCGGAGTTGCGCCGGACCCTGGGGGCAGCATGATCACCGACCGCGCGCAGAGGTGGCGCAACCGCCTCGCCCTGTTCAAGAAGGTCGCCAGCGAGCCGATCGACACGAGCGCCTACGAGGTCGCGCCGATCGACGGTGCCGGCGCGGACAAGATCGCCGGCGAGTTCGTTCGCGCGCATCACTACAGCGCGAGCTACCCCGCCGCCCGCGAGCGGATCGGCCTGTACCGCCGGCGCGACGCGTGGGCGATCGGCGGGGGCGAGCTGGTGGGCGTCGCGGTGTTCTCGGTCCCGGCGCAGCCGAAGGTCCTCGACGCCCTGCCGTGCGACCGCGACGAGGCGGTCGAGCTCGGGCGCCTGGTGCTGCTCGACGGCGTCGAGGCGAACGGCGAGTCGTGGTTCATCGCCCGTGCGTTCGAGATTCTGCGCGCCCGCGGCTACGCCGGCGTCCTGTCCTTCGCCGACCCCGTTCCGCGGCGCACCGCCGCTGGCGAGGTCGTGTTCCCCGGCCACCTCGGGACGATCTACCAGGCGACCAACGCGATCTACACCGGCCGGGCAACGCCGCGGACGCTGCGCCTGCTGCCGGACGGGCGCGTGTTCTCGGCCAGGTCGATCAGCAAGGTCCGCGCGAGTGAGCGGGGCTGGCGCTACTCGGTCGAGTTGCTCGTCGAGGCCGGAGCGCCGCCGCCGGCGGACCTGAGCGCCGAGGGCCTGCGGGCGTGGCTCGGTCATGCCGTCGCCGCCGTCACCCGCCCACTGCGCCATGGCGGCAACCACCGCTACCTCTGGGCGCTCAACAAGGCCGCGTCGCGGACGCTGCCGAAACACCTCGAGGCGCAGCGCCTCAAGGTGCAGCCGTACCCGAAGTTCACAGCTTGAGGAGACCTGAATGAAAGAGCAGATCACACAAGGCGACGAGGCGGTGCTCAAGGAGCACGGCCTCGTCGGGATGCCGCGCCCCCGCGCGGCGCGCTACCTGGATATCCACCCCGGGAAGGAATCGATCGAGCTGCGCTCGGGCCCGCTGGGACCGCCGCACGCGACGCCGGACAAGCTCATGGCGCGCTACTACGAGGAGACGATGCGGCGCGTCACGAAGCCGTCGAGCGTCCTGCGGCGGCTCGCCGGCGTCGCCTTCTGGCCCGACGAGTCGGGGCTGCTCGTCGCCCGCGTCGTCATGCGCAAGGGGGACGGGCGCATGACGACGTCGTGGGTCGGCCTCAACGCCCGCGAGATGTACGTCGCCGGAGTGATCGGGATCGGACTGACGCCCGACGCCTTGATCCGCAAGCTCGACGAGGAGGCCGGACGATGAGACGCGCGAGCGCGATGCTGATGGCTGTTGCCCTGGTCGCAGCGAGCTCGGGCCCGGGCGTGATCGGGTACGGCGCCGGGACCGGGCCGGGCGTGCGCGGGTCGTCGGGGCCGCCACCGCCGCGGCCGAAGGGGCGC